TTGGTATATTATACATGAGGGCTACTGGATCTCTTTCATTTTCACACAAGAGCCTCAACGTCTTGCGTTCCAGTAGCCCTCACCATTATTTAAAAACAATCCCATGCCTGCGCGCCGTGCGAGATACGTTCTTCACCGTCATGTCCAGCTTGAATGCAATCTCGGTTTTACTGGCGCCCAACTCTGCGAGTGCGCGTAGCTGAATAGACTTCTCATGCTTGGGCCTGCCCCGATTGCCGTTGTGCCAGCCGTTGTCAGGCTTAAATCCATAGTTGGAACTGCGACCGCCAAGACTCTTCTTAAACAACTTGTTCTCAGCCGCAGCCATAGCAATGTACTCTTCAGATAAACTCATGACTCTCCCTTGTCCTCGTCCCATGGCTCGTCAGCTAAACTCACCTTTACATCTTGGCGGTAGCGCATCGAACAAGACTGCTTGTTTCTCATATTCTCTTTGCGCTGCTGATCGTCCGACTTCTTTCCCACTGGCTTATTCTTGTTAACCGCCACCATGTTCTAGTAATCCCCCTGATAATAAACATTCCTGTCCCATGGATCGAACAAAATCCAATCCGCAGCTAACTCAAACTTCTTAGCGTACTCCTCCCTCTCTGTGTGGTGACGGTAGCGGGGGTCAGGATCTTCAATCAAATCACCGCTGCTAGAAAACCCGCGAATTTTGTACGCAATATCCCGCAACATCTCGGGGGATAAATCAACCCTCATAGGGTTGTTGTTGTACTCGTCAGGCGATGCGTGTGTACTGTTGATGTAGTCATGCAAATCCCAGTGCTTGCGCCAGTACTGGATCTCCAACACAACAGTCTTGATAGGCCAGCATACCTCTGCGCGTGACACCCCCCCGTGTTCATTCCGAACATAAACGGCCTCCGTTGGCCGCTCCATCGGGATGAAATTGTCCTTACCATTACTCAGCGTAGTGTTGTTACGCTCCGCAATTAAATATGCATCTAGTCCCATTATAATTCTCCCCCCGTTTTAAACTGAATGTATTGCGTAACACTGTGACCGTCATCAAACTCCATAAACATACGATCACCAACCGAGGCCACCCGTCTGGCAAACTCTGTCCAATCCTCGTCAGCCTCCCAATAAAAGGTGGCGAGTGCTATGACGCGGTGAGGACTCTGGTCACGTTGCGGGTCGGTCATGTCAAACGTATCGCCCCGATCAGTAGTTACAATTTCGACCTGAGCGGTTGCTCTGTCCACCATTGATGTAATTCCCATGTTTATCCCCAATCTTTCTGGACGCCGTAATCTTCAGCCTCAAGATAGCCCTCGTTGTATGCCGCAATCTCAGACGCATTCATCTGAGCCGCAACGGTCTTAAGACCGTGACCCGTACCCTGCGCCCAGTAATGCGGCACCGGTGGACGGTGATAATAATAATCCGCGCCACCTCTATCCCTAGGACCGCCATGGCCCGTCATTACTTCATCCATTACTTATCTCCTTCTTTCTTTCGTTGAAATAAATTGGTGTCTTTGTGTCGTTGTGTCCCCCCTCCTCTATCCATTCCGTGTTTACGAGGAGTTATTTTAAAAGTCGGTTTGGGTATATTAATCCCCTTCGCCGCCGCTCTTCTGTGATTACGATTGAGCTTGATCATGCTCTCTCTCCCCCCATGTTTCGTTGTCAAACAGATCGTCAGAACTGCGCGCAATGCGAACCAAAGCAGCCTTGGTAGGATGCGAATAATCATAAGGACAATCCCGAACCGCCAGCCATGCCGCGTTATTCAGTGTCTTCATTTGATCTTTGTATTTGTTCATGCTCTCTCTCCTTCTATAAAACTACTGATTAATCCTTGCGCGACTTCCGAGACAATCGCGTTCCCGTAGGCGCGGCATCGTCCCACGCGGCCGGCAATCCCATTAGCCAGCGGGAAAGTGCTGGGTTCAACTGGCCTCCACTTGGCATCTTTGCAGAAGAGCCAATCAACATCTCGCCAGATGCCGTTAACCTCGCCCCGTAATGATCCCATCCCGCTAGCCTCGCCGCATCCGCTGGGTTCAACCCCGCATTCATCCCCCGCCGAACCTTCGCGTCCGGTTCCTCGGCCCGACCGTTGTTGGTCGCATTCGGAGTGGGCCATCCGCGAACCACCATCTTCGACAGTTGCGTCAAACTTGATCCCGACATCCCCGCCGTGATCCCCGTGCCGCCCCGCGTCCCGTCCGATGCCGATGGTGTTGTCCATCCCGCTAACTGAGCCGTCACATCCAAGGTGTCCGTGCTGATCTTGCCGTTCCGAATGCGGCCACCCTGATATCCGCCCTTGTGATCCCGCGTGGTCGGAGTGGGCCACGAACCATAAACGTTGCCTGATGTGCGGCGCACCGAACCCCGCAGCACAGAGATCGAACGGTGCAAAGGCGTAGTCCTCTCCTTCCATGTCAGCTTGTACAAGGTCGAGCCAACCAAGGCCGTCTTTACTCGCAACCTGTTCTCCAAAGATCGTTGCAGGGCGGCACTCGCGGATGAGGTGGAACCAGTCTGGGAATAAGTGCCGCTTGTCAGCAATCCCAGATCTCTTGCCTGCCCCGCTGAAAGGCTGGCACGGGCAGGATCCCGTCCAGACCGGTCGGTCATCGTCCCATCCCGCGCCCCTGAGTGCGTGGCTCCAGACGCCAACACCCGCGAAGAAGTGGCACTGAGTAAATTCAAAAAGTTCCTCTGGTCTGACATCGCTTATGCTCCTCTCGTCAACCACACCGTCCGCGATGTGTCCCGCCTTAATTAAATTACGCAACCAATCAGCCGCAAAGGGATCAATCTCGTTGTAATACGCACTCATGTCGAGCCCTTGATAATATTGTTGTGCGCCAGAATGTGCTCAATATCCTCAACGCATTCTTCAAACTGTTGCTGACCTAACTCAGTGTAACGAAGGTCTCCGTTTTCTTCCTGATAAATCAGCAGATCTTCAGGTGTCAGAGCGGCAGCATTAAGGTACGTCATCATTAACTCTGCCAATTCAGCATACAACTCAACGTACTGCTCAGGCTCTAATTTAATAATCGCCATCGTCCATGGCCTCCCATAATCTAATGTATGCATTCAAGAAATTGCGCTGAGAATGAGTCAGGGTGGCCGAATCTTCCAAAGCCAAATCCATGGCATCGCCAACGAAATCAGCAAAGCCGTTCTCGTTAATCCACCGATCATATACAGCAACCAGCAAAGCACGAACCCCCGCAGTATTGCGAGGATCCGTGGGTGTGAACCAAAGCGATGGCATCAGTTCGCTCTCCAGATATCAAGAGCCGCCGCTTCAGGCATGTCGTTTAAAATACGCCGGCCATTCTTCCACGAACCGTCAGTCACAGTCGGGTGGTACTTGGTCTGGTAAATCCCGTCCTTGCCTTGCATCTGAAACAACACATGGCTCTTTAACTTGCGGTTTAAATCACGCCGCGCCAACCAAGACTCAACCTCCATGTTGCACCACAGTTCCAAACCCATGGGCAAACCCTCATCAAACAACTCACACGGCTCAAGGTTAGGCATCGCCTCACAATGAGCCTCAACCTCTTTTAACTTACGGTAAAAATAGGTTGCACCCTCAGTCTTAAACTTTGGATGAGGGCGGAAGTCAGTAGAGCCGCCGTGACCCTGACTGCTGACCTCAGCAAAGACCTTGCCGTCAACGTACAAATTAGCAGTAAAGCACAATGTCTCCTCAGACATCCACTCAGTGTACTTGATCGATTTCAATTGTAACTCCATAGTTCTTCACTCCTTCTAGTCTGGTTAACTTGTTCTACACTTGTGACGTTACACGCACCACGGCCACATGTCAAAATGTTTATTGAGTTCCCACTATAGGGGGTAGCTGGAGGTTTTAAAACTTTTTGAACTGAAAACTATTGGGATTTGGTGAGTTTGCTGAGTTCACATACTAAAGATGAAATATTATTAAGCCCATACAATGGGTTATAGGTTTACCGCTGAACTCAGTACATACTTTAGGTAGTGAGTTCAAGGTGAGTACACTGAGTACAACTAACCAGTTACCTAGTACTGCCCTCACCTAGATTTTAAGGTCCAACCCGTTCGGATTCCTGTGGGAATATACTATATAGAAACTTGTTGTAACGCGCAGCGGGCTCTATACTCCCTGTAAACGTTGAGGATTATGCAATGGCATCGCTGAAAAAGAAGATCGAGGCAGCGCACGATAGAACCCTGACACCAAGGCAAATGACGTTCGGGCGTCATGTTGTGGAAGGCATCTACTCTAACGCTGAAGCCGCTAGAAAAGCAGGGTACTCTAAAGATGTGGCAAACGTTACCGCCTCAAAACTGCTGAACGGGCGCGACTATCCCCATGTGCTTGAGTACATCCAAGAGATGCGCGACGAACGAGAACGCCGCTATGGGGTCACCACCATCGGGCAACTGCAACGCCTACACCAGCTATCTGAGGGGGCTGAGGAATCGGGGCAGTTCTCTGCCGCTATTAATGCTGAAAAGATTCGGTCTGCCCTAGGCGGTCTGACTGTGGACAGGCGAGAACAAACTCACACCATAGATCAGATGTCCCGCGATGAAATAGTCGGGCGTCTGACCGACCTGCAAAAGAAATTCCCACAGGCATTTGTGATCGATGCTGAGTTCAAGGATGTGACCGATGTCGAAGGGACCAGAGGCGAACTTTTGGAACACGATAAGACAGAACTTGCCGCCAAAGACAGCGGCAACAAGAATTGAAAACGTACATGGGGGCGGTGTTCCTGATGTGCATATGGTCTGGGATGGACTGCCACTCTGGTTAGAGTTGAAGGTAGCGAAGTCTAATGCAATCGGCCTCCGATCTCATCAGGTCGCGTGGCATATGCAATATTGGTCACGAGGTGGTGCGTGTTTCTTCTTGGTGAAGAGCCTCTCGACCAAGGAACTACATTTGTTTGACGGGGATCAGGGGCCGTGCCTCATGGAACAGGGCCTGCGATGCGGCACTGGTCATGTGTACGCGAACCCTGCGGCTTTGTTCGCGGCCCTGCGCCCTCGCTTGCTCTCTCATTATGCGAATGTCTGCGCCCCTGCGCCCTAGTTTCTGCGCCCCTGCGCCGAGGTGGACGGCCAACGGGTCTGCGCCCCTGCTAGGCGGTTAACATTTAGGGTATGTTTGTTAACTTCTCCGGATCCCTGCGCCCTGCGCCCCTGATCGAGGTGGCCGGCCAACCGGTTCTGCGCCCTGCGCCCT